GTAATGCCGCGGAAGGCGGTGCCCACGACTTTGGCGATGCCAGCGAAGCCATCAGAACTTTCCTTCGCGCTGATCATGCGCGCGGTGATCTGACTAAGCGTCGGCAGCAGTTCGGCTGCGATCTGGTTGCCCAGCGCGCCGGACAGGAGTTTGATCTTTTCCAGGGAATCGTTAAATGCGTCGGACTTTTCCGCGAGTTCCTGCGTCATCCCGGAGTACTTCTGGTAATACTCGATGTTGGCGCGCAGCGATTCGGCACCATCGGAGAACAGTGGCAGCAGTTCTTCGTAGGACTTTTTCAGCACCTTGTTTGCCAGAGCGGCTTTTTCCGGGCCATCGGAATACTTTTCGAGGGTCCCAGCGATATCGACCAGTACCTTGTCAGCAGTCTTCAGGGCACCGCTGGCGTCATAGATATTGACGCCAAGTGCAGCGAACGCGGCCTGGGCCTCCTTGCCGCCAGCTCCAGCTTCGGCAATCGACAGATTCAGCTTTCCGACCGCCTTCGCAACGCCATCGATATTGCTGCCGGCCTGTACTGCAGCAAAGCCAATGCCCCCAAGGGTATCAACAGCAATACCGGTCCTCTTCGACAAGTCGTTCAGGTGATCTGCCGCATCGATCGAAGTCTTCACGATCGCAACCAGGCCCGCGGTGGAAATGCCGACACCCAGGCCGGCGAGAGTGCCATTCACGCCTCTGAACGCGGATTCGATGCCGCCGGCGGACTTCTTCGCAGACGCCTCGATTTTGGACATGGCGTCCGTGAACTTTGCATACGCTGCTTCGATGTCAATTCTTAGTGCTGGCATGTCGGTAACCTTTTTAACCTATTGTGCAACCGAATTTGGAGCGAATGTCTCGCCGAGAGTGGTGTCTATGCGATTCTTTGTGATTTCCGCGATGATCGGACGGCCGCCAAATCCTTCAGATGAATGAGTCTTCGCTAACCACGACACTTGCTCTTGCATCATCCGAGTCATGCTCTCGCGTGTGTCGCAGGGAGGCACATTATTAATTGTCCATTGCCCGCCGGGCGCAATACCCCATCCGGAGAGCGCGCGCCCAGCAAACCTATCCTCGTTGGGTGCCTTTGTGTATCGCACGCCAATAACTTGATTCAGCTTTTGTGACCAACCCACAAACACGATTTCCTGACTGTGAATCAGAGTCGGGTCTTGCAGGCCAGCGCCAGCAATTTGCTGTCGAAGTAATTGCAGGGAAATCTCCAGCGTCTTATCCATCGCTAGAAACGCCTCATCGAAACCCATGCGGCTCGACATGACGCTAGCGAACACAATAATCAGCATCTCGGAAACTCCGCGGCCAGCAATGAGTGCGTTAGCGTGCGGCAGCGGGATCAACTTACTGACTTCCACGGCGCCATTGGCAGCCTGTTCAACAGAGCTCATATCCACAGCGGAGTACACGTGCGCCGCAGTATCTACCCCAACTAGGGCGCGAGTCGGGGTAACGAATGTGTTAAGAATGCTCATTCGAATCCCCATTCTTTATGGTTACCGCTTCGAAATCGGGTGCATCCAAAGGTTTACCCAGGGCCGGACCAATAACTGCGGCCTGAAGAAGGGTTACGCCGGGAACAAAATATCCGATGGCTGCTCCAATGACACCGCCGACTAACTGACCTGCGCTCATACAATTCCTCTTTCCTTATTTGGCCCGCTATTTTGAAGTTTGCTTCGCTTGCTTCCATGCCAATCCTTAGTGCCGGCATGATTCGCTTTTCTGGCGTTATTCTGAGTCGCGTGTGATTTTCTGATACGCATGCGCATGTGCCCAAGCCTTCCTTACAAAGTCGTTCACGTCCAGTTCCAAAAAATTCTTTTTGGCTGTGCTGTCATTCAACGCATCTGTCGGAATTTCAGGTTTTGCGAAGGGATCATTCTGGGCATCGCGCTTCGCAAGTGCAGCCAGGCTGTAATTTTGCTGCTGCAGATACGGCGTCTCGCCGCCTGCCACTGGGCCGAGATTCATTCGTTGCCGCGCTTCGTTGGGCGCCATGATGCCGCCGCCGACTGCTTTGCTAAGCACTTCGATTTGCGCAACCGAATCCATACGAATAAGCGACTCGGTGTCGAATTCAACGCGCTGATCGATCGGCACGGCAAGGCCGATATCCAGGCAAGACTCAATCTCTTCGATGATGCGCTGCAGGCATTGCGTGTAGTAGCGGAGCGTTTCAGCTTCAACTGTACTGCCAGTAGGAGTGGGGCCGCCGACCATGAAGAGTGGAACCTGCATGCACCTGGCGATATCCTTTACCGTCCATTCAAGCTGTTCGATCAACTGCGCTTGTTCAGCTGGAATGGTGAAGGCCTTGTACTCAAGGCCGTTCCCACCAACGGCCAGGCGGCCCAAGTTCCCGCCGGCATAATTCTCTTCCCACCCTTGCTTCAATCGCTGCGCCGTTTCGTCGTCAATGACGTTCGGCGAGGTCAGCATGCCACTTGGGCGGCTCATGTTGTTGAAGAAGTTTGCGCTGTTGTTCTGGATCTTGCGGCCCAGCGTCGCGGACATGCCTGCTGCGTAAATTGGTGGTACACCCACCAGTGGATGCCACAGGCAATTCATGCGATCATGGATGATTTCGCTGGCAGGGATGGTCAATTGCTTTTCCACCCCAGCGAGGTAGTCGCCCGAAATCTGATAGTAGACACCGCCATCAGGCGCGACCAAAGGCGTTACGCGTGCTGCGTCGAGTACATGCAATTTGTCGACGTTGCCGCGCACGTCGCGTTCTTTGAAAATGTAGGAATTTCCGTGAATGAGCTTCGAGAGTACCCAGGCCTCAAAGAACTGATTTCGCGTCTGGTAGTGGTTCGGCTTACGGAGTACTTCCGAGACAGGGTTGGCTTTGCGATTCTCACGCCAGATGCCATCAACTTCCATGGTCAGCTTCGCCCGCAGTTTTCCGATGTCGCCTGCGATCAGGGTCAGCGGTGCGTAGAGACCAGCGAAGGATAGGATATCGCGCGGCGCGTCGACCTCGATGTGTGACTGCCAAGCGCCAGCAAACGATTCGCGAATGATGCCGAACCATCCTGCGTTACTTCTCACTGGTGTGGGTGCTGCCCGCTTTACTTCGAATCCGAATATCTTCACCGTGTTTTCCTCAAATAGGTGCTGGCCGCGAATCGCTCACCACAACTCCGCCAGCGCTGGTGGCGCCACCAGGGGGCCCAAACGCGGGCGGGGTGATCAGTACATCACGCCGCTGAGTACGGCAATGAATGGGCGACGCATCTGCCAGTTGGTCCAGAGCGTTCCGCGGAATGCGGCGCAGCTAGCCTGGAACAGGCTGACCATGTTGGTCGCGGTGCCGGTGACGCTGTTGTTTGTCGGGTTGTCGAGCATTTCCAGCGCACCTTGTTGAAAGACTTCAATCTTTGCCGCGCCTTCGTCAATGTAGGCGAGCTGCGATTGATCCATGAGTACGATGTGGCCCAACGGAGGGCTACCAGGCTCCGGCAGGCTTGCGGAGACGATGACCGGCAGGCCTTTCAGGCTGCCGCCCAGAACGGTGATCGCAGGATACGCCAGGCCGCCGTTAGGGTCACGCAGTGTGCTGAGGGAAATTGCGGTCTCTGGGCGGATGATCCACACGGAGTTGAGCATATCGCTGCCGGCCGCCACGACCATCTGCATCAGGTTCGTCAAGTCCGCATCGATTTGCGCGAAAGTCGAACCGGTAGATGCCATCGACGGAGCGCCATGTGTGATGGCCGCAGGGCTTTCGCCAGTGACGCCGGCGTTTGATGGATCGAGAAGTGCTTGGTCCATCGCTTCGGAACAAGCGGCAGCGAGATCGTTCGACAAGATCTCGTCCGCTGCCGGTGAACTGGATTGAAGTACTTCGTTGCCAAATACCCCAATGCCGCAAACCTTCAATTCGTTCATCACCCCGCCGGAAAGTTCGAGTTTGCTGACTCGGATAGGCTTACCCTGGCCGACAAAGGCTGCACTCGACTTGCCCTGGTTATTCAGGATTCGGACGAGCGGGGGAACCTTGCGAGCACCAGTCAGCCGGCCAAGAACGGTACGCGCCCGCACCGCGGCGCTGAAGTCGGCTGCAACGTGAGTCGTTCCATAGTCAGCGGTGGTCATTGCCCCTGCGACGGATTTGCAGTCGGCAGCAACGAGGTTGGCATCAGGCCAGCTTTGTGCCATTGCATATGCCACGGCTGTTTCCGGCATGCCCTTGCTGGCAAATGCTGTCCGGATAAATCGTGCTGTGATGTTGTCGTGAGCCTTGTTCATTGTTGCCCATCCTCTTGATTGGTTGATGGTTCCATTGTGGGCGATGTCAAATCAAATTGCTTAGCTTGCGAGCTGGCGTTTTTGTGGCGCTGCCACACCTTCGCCGCGTGCTGCGTGTCGCCATTGCCGGGGGCGATTTTCAGGTGATCCTTCGTGAGCGAAGTCTTCTGCCTTGCGTTGAAATGGGCCTCGAACGCGAATGCAAGCCAGAGCGTAGTATGCGGATCTGGTGCGCGGTTCTCGATTACGGCCTCAAACCATTCTCCGATCTTCTCGATTCGCCGGTAACGATCCAACTCGTCCAGGTCTATCTTTACAGGGCCGCTGCATCGCCCAAAGATGTCATGCATCTGCATCTCTTTAAACTCAGTCATCGCCGAACCCCCGCCGTGGTTTTGCCTTCGGTGCTGCCGGGTGCCAGCCATGCGCCAAATTCTCAAACCGCGTTTCTTCCGGGACGTATGTGAGGCCCACCGTTCCGGTCTGGCCCTGGCGCTGCTTGGCGATGATGATTTCGCAGGTGCCTTTATCCTGGCTGTCCGGGTTGTAGACCTCGTCGCGGTACAGGAAGATGACGTTTGCCGCGTCCTGCTCGATGCTGCCGGATTGCGCCAGGTCGGATAGCATCGGCCGCTTGTCGGTACGTGACTCGCATTGGCGGTTTAGCTGCGCCAGCAACACGACGGGACAATCCAGTTCCTTGGCCAGGGCGATCAGGCCGCGCGTGTACTCTCCGATCTGTTCGTAGCTCTTTTCCGACTGGGCGCCGTTGATGAAGCTCAATTGGTCGATTACCAGCAAGTTCATCCGCCCGGTCTTCCGCTTGGTCCTGCGTGCCTTGCTCCGGATGGCCAGCATGTTGAGGCCCGCCTGAGCATCGATATGAAAATCCAGTTCTGCCGCCCGCCCGAATGCCGCGGTCATGCCGTTCCAATGCTGTTCGTCGCGAGATCCAGGAAGACCAGTTTCTGATGGTTTGCGGAGCCAGTTAATCGGGATGTGGCCAAGGGCGGCTACATTCCGATCGTTGATCTGCGCCACGGACATTTCCAACGAAAGGAATAGCGCCGTGCCTTCGGCCGCTACGTTACGCGCTAAAGCGAGGCCTAACGCGCTCTTGCCCATTCCCGGGCGGCCGGCGATAACCGTCAGCGTGCCGCGCTCCAGGCCGCCGCCAAGTTTGTAATCCAGGTCGGCGAATCCAATGGCAACCGGTTTCTCCTCGCCGCTCATCCTGCGTTCAATGGTCGTCGCGTAGCTCGCAAGCATGTCGGACAACAGCATCGGATCTTGGCCGCATTTGTGCCTGACCAAATCGTCAAGCCTCGCCGCGATACTCCCTACGATGTCTTCGGCAGGCGTGGCGCCACCGATTGCTGACGTTTCGAGCTCCCGGCCGATGGCGATCATTTCCCGCTTCATTGCCTTGTCCAGGACCATGTCGGCGTGTCGGCGAATCGTGGCCGCGCTGCCGCAGTTGCTTCGTAGGGTCGACAGGTATCGCATGCAGTCTTCGACCTTCCCGCGAAGTGGCTCAAGGAGCCCAAGCGGATCTGCGCGCATGCCCCGCCCAATCTGGCGCCGCAACTCGGCAAAGATCGCGCGGTTGTCAGCCCGGTAGAAATGCTCCGGCAGCAGGTCGGGGATGCAGTCAATGGCATCGTTATCGAGCAGTAGCGCGCCGATTACTTCCTGCTCCGCGCACACCGCAATGCGTGCATCGTTGGCGATCAGGTCTTCGGCGTTCATGCAGCCTCGCGATGGTATTTGTTCTCGATTGTCTTGGTGAATCCCGCTGGCGAGAACAGGAAGTCGATATCCGCGACGAATGGCGGCTTACCGGGTTGTGCCCGTGCCCGACCAGTCAGGAATTCTGATCCAGCGCAAATTTCAAAGAACCGTTGCCAAGCCTCAAGGCCCTCGGATCGACTCTTGTACCCGAAGGGGCGACACGTAAGCGCGGAGCCCTCGCGCCACCGTTGTTGAATGGCGCCCCTCCTGGCCTTGTTTAATGACTTGACCTTTGGGTTGTTCGGCAAATGCCGGTGGTAGAGATCGACAATTTCGTTGATGGGGCAGTTGCCCAGGTCATCGCCAGATGACGAAGTAGTAGTTCTATTATCTGTATCTGTATCTGTATCTGGGCGTTTTT